TGAGCGGGATTGCTCGACGATCCGGTCTGTGTCCCACACCACAGCAAACGATCGAGGCCACCCCAAATAAAATTATTCGGGCTGCTGTAGATGATCGTGTCGACCCGCGAATTTGCGGAAACCGAACCGGCTGTTCCACCTGAATGATTGACAATATAGGCAGACCGCACGACCGCGAAGTCGCTTGCCTGTGACGCTCCTTGAGAGAATTCGGCGCTGTTGCCACAATTACCCGCAACCACACCAGGCAGCACCACGGTGGCTGGACCCGTCCCCCCAGGGATGGCATCCGCCAACGAGGCTCCATTCGATAGGGTTGTTCCGTCGACGACCCATTTTACCCATTTCGTCAGTGGGATTCCCCAGCTGCTGGGATTTTGAAGGCTGGTAACACCATTCGGAACGTATATCACCGAACCAGCCGGTGCCGCCTGGTAGGCGGCTTTGAATGCGGCTGTGTCGTCGGTCGTTCCATTGATCTGTGCGTTATATGGTGGAGATTTGATATTGATAACGCCTGTAACGTTACCCGAGCTCAAATCGACGTATTGTTTGGTGGCGGCGCTCAACGATGTTGTCGGGGCACTTGCAAGCATCAGTGGCCCCGATAGCGTTCCTCCCGTAAGGGGTAATGCTGATCCGATTTCGGCGTCGACGTACTGCTTTGGTGTTGCTTGCATGGCAGCCGTGGGATTAGCAGCCAGGTTCAACGGCCCCGTCAATGTGCCACCGGTCAGCGGTAGTACTGCAGCGGCCTGCCCGTCGACATAGTGCTTTGTCGCCGCTTGCATAGATAAAGTCGGATCAGAAACAAGAGACAGTGCACCGGTCAATGTGCCCCCGGTAACCGGCAGTGCTGAGGTGACCTGGATGTCAACGTAGCTCTTTGTCGCGGCCTGCATAATCGAGGTCGGATTTGATGCCAGAGTCAGCGGCCCGGTTAGCGTGTCGCCCGACCGCAAAACGCGCGTATCAACATATTCTTTGGTTGCCGCTTGAAGTGCGGTAGTTGGATCGGACGCCAATATAAGTGGTCCGGCCAGCGTTCCCCCGCCCTTCGCAAGCAAGGTTCCGCTCTGACTGTCGACATAATTCTTGGTCGCGGCCTGAGGTGCGGCGGTTGGATCGCCGGCCAAAGTCAATGCTCCCGACAAGCTCCCCCCGGTCTTTGGCAAGGCCGACCCGACTTGCAGGTCCACATAGCCCTTGGTTGCCGCATGTAGAACCACCGTCGGGGCCGCGGCAAGGACCAGTGCACCAGTCATGGTTCCGCCAGCGAGAGGTAACATCCCAGCCAAAGAATCCGCGAGCCGCTCCTGAGACGATGCCCCGCTGGGTGTGACCAGCATCTGTGAAGCATCGATGTTGGCCAATTCCGGCAAGCCGCTAAGGAATTGAGTATACGTGACCGCCGTATTGGTGCCGCTCTGACTCAAGGGTACCAGATCTCCCGGCGCCGGGACTGTCCCGGCCGGGAGCACATTGACCTGATAGGGAGTAGCGGACGCGGATAAGGTGCTGCCTGACAAGGTCAGGTTTGCGCCAACAACCAGTGACTCTGGAGCACCAGTACCAGAGCTGGATCGACCCAGCAATGTCCCGCCTTGAATTGCAAGCTGTGACTGGAGGCCAGCCAGAATCTGCGCTCGTGTCATTTTGACCGCAACGCCTGCTTGGCTCACAATATGCTCGTCCGTATCTGCGGCCGCAGTCGCCGCTGCGAGCTGATCAATTGTTGGCATACTCTACTGGTCTCCGGGCAAGCTAAGTCAAAATCGGATTGCCGTTCTGGTCAGTCAAAACAACGCCAGTACTCACGTCAACGGCATCATCCGGAGTGGGCGGAGCCGAAAGCGAAAGAACGGGCAGCAATATACTTCGTTGAAGGGTTCGTCCGCTTGTGGTCGACAACAAAATGGTAATTGTATAAACCGTGCCTGCCTGACCTCCCGACAGCCAAAGCACGGCAGATGAGCCGTCAACCTGAGCCTCATTCAGCGCCAAGTCACCGGGATTGGAGGGATTGATCGACACATCGAGTGCCGCAATGGAATCACCTTCGTTACCAATCAGTGCGGGCGATATGTTGAATTGGTAGTCCAGGACATCGCTAGGATCTTTGGTCGGCCAGCTCAGAAATGCTGGTGCGACTGCCGTCGAACCACGTGGCACCGGAATGAATGCATCAAGGATGACGGTACGCGCAATGCTAGGCTTAGACACATGGACTGCCAATGTACTCATCTAAGATCATTCCTGACAACGCGTTGTACAGAGCAATCCATCCATTGCGTAGCGCGGTTCTGCAAGCAAAGTTGAAACCCATCTATTGTGGTGCCCGAAACTCGCACGCCAGAGCCTCCAGTCGCTGGGCCAGCGAGCAGATTTGCGTCTGCAATGACGCAAGGGTAATCGGAGGAGGTGTGATCTGCGCAGGTTCAGGTTTGATAAATTTCGCACCATCAAACGCCCACCCTTCTGTGACTGCTGGGCTGTTCGTCACATCAATCCAGTGCAATGTCTGGTGATAAAGTCCGGCAATATCTCGCTCGGAGTTTATCAATTCAACTACCAGGCCATTTGATATTCTGGCATACCTCAGCATATTACCACCTCACGACCACCAGTCCTGCTGCGCCTTGGGCGCCATTGTATGCCGTGGCGCTGTCCGCCCCCGTTCCCGCACCAGCTGCCCCGCCGCCTGGAAACACACCAGAAACGCCCGTAGTGCCGCTGTTCTGGCCGCCACCCATTGGTGCCGCTCCGCCCATTCCACCCTGGTTGAGCAGCGCCGCCTGGCCAGCTGACCCCATTAAATTGACATCGCCGCCAATCCCGCTCCCGGCCGGGGTAGCTCCGTTTTGTGGATTGGCAATGGTCGCCAAATAGTTCAGACCACCACCTGTCGCGCTAACATAGGATCCGAAGCTCGAGCTTCCACCGGAAGTTGCGGCCGCTCCGGCTGTTGTCCCACCGGTGCCACCAATGCCGACGGTGATAGAAATGGATTGGCCAGGCGTAAGGCCAACGATGCGTTTCCGCGCGTAGCCCCCGCCAGAGCCACCGCCAGAACCGCACCCACTCGGTGTTCCGAAAAGCGACGCGTAGCTGCCTGCACCGCCGCCCCACAATTCAACTTCGACCTGGAAAGCCCCCGCTGGAACGACGAATATACCCGATGACAAAAAGCTCTGTACGCCAGAACCAAAACCAGGGCGGAGATACGGCAGCTTCCATGTCAAAAAGGGCGCCGTCAACATGGAGAGAATACTGGAACTGGTCACGGCGGTCTGTCCGTAGGAGACCGTAATAACGTACAACCCCATCCAGCCATCATCGACCGGAGGGGTTGTTTGCATCCCGGAAATTCCCGGAGCACCGACCTTAAGCTGCAATTGAACAGACTGCGTCCGCGCGGTATTTTGAGCCGAACCTGAATTTCCGGGTCCACAGAATGGTTGGCCTGGAGATGCCGCGTTATAGTAAGGTAGGACTATAGGATTTACGTCACTTTCCTGAAAAGCGGCCTCAATAAGAAAATTTGTAGACTGTCCCGACGTTGTCGGCGCGGCAAGGGAAAAGACTACTGGTGCTATGTTGATCCCAAACTTCAGAAGCGGATCGGTCGTATCCGCTGTCAGAGAGCCGTACGGCAAGGTATCAATCACAGTCTGCTGGAAAATAGTCCCTGGACCGACTGTCACCGCCATAGATGCGGGAGACGTTGGAGAACAAGCCAGGCCATCTGCCACGGGACTGGTTCCCAAGACGGCCTGCGCTAAGTACCCGAGCGCGATCATCGTATTACGATTCAGAGACAAAATGTCAGTGTCGAGCGGTATGCTTCCTGGATAAATCAGATTTCGGTCCATCCGATCCTCTTATGATCAAATACAGAATTCACGTACTGATACGCGCCCAAGCGATCGTTCCAATTGGAAGCACCTGAGCGATGGCCAGATATATGTCGGCATCCGTTATCTGCAGTTCCATCATAGACAAGGCAGCATATTCCATTGTACCTTCGCCATACCCGCCGGCTCCGCAGCCCCAACCGGATACTGATGCTATCCCTCCGCCGATGGGTCGAAACGTCGTGACAAAAAATTGTAGTGGCAGGTGAAGGTTTCCCCACCCGCCGGCAAGGCCATATGCAATCCCGCCGCCCGCTCCTTGCCTCGCTCCATATCCACCGGTGTCGGCAGTGTTGGCCGGCTCGAAGATAATCGGCGAACGGGCAGTCAGATCGACAAGTGCGGAGCTTACAGCTTTCCGTGTGCAGCGTTCACGAATAAACTCCTTTCGGATCCGGATGCTGAAGGCAATGTCGGGCTCACTCGGCCGGCGTCTTAGCGACCCGCCAAAGTAGTCGTGGGCTATGAGATCGAGCCAGATGCCCCCCGCCGTAGCCACCCTGGTCTGTGCCCTGACGGTCTGCAAAAGGCTATATGCCCAAGACCAGACCCAAGCGATCCCGCTTAATATCGTGTCTAGGACCGGGCTAGTGTCGGGAAACCACCGTAACGGTAAGACTTGCTTGAGCCGAAACAGCATGTCATTCTGATCACCGGGCATCTCAATTTACAACTATCAGGCCGGACTTTATTACCTGGCATGCCTGACCAGCAATGTCAGCCGCAGTACCGTTAAGTAGAACCTGGGTAACATTAACGACGTCAGTGCTGGCAGAGTAAGCTACCTGAACGATCCGGCTCGCCGGCAGACCGACACCGAGCGGAATTGCATCAATGTAGGTTGTGATGGCGCTCACGATCGATGGTGCGATGCCCGCGAAGGCGGAGCCGCTGGAAATCGTAAGCGTCAGAGACACACTCACTTGTAGGACGTTAGGTGCAAGTACCGCAAATGTTGATCCAATCGGTCGCACAATGTCCACCGCCTGTCTCACCGCCTGCAACAAGATATTCGAAGGATACCCTGACCCATCGTCAAGGTAGACGGCAAACTCACCTAGCTGAAACTGCCCGGCACTATTTGCGTTCTCCTGAATTGTGTAACTTAATCCTTGCTGAACACTAACTATTGCGTTTTCAATAGAACCGGCCGTAGCTCGAGATAGACTTGCTATAAACGTCTGGAACCGCAGCCTAAACGCTCCATCGGACTCCGCATCGACACCATTCTGGAACGCCGCTGCATTTGATGCGGAGTCTATCCCCGATATGGCAGTTGCAAGCACTGTTAACGAGCCCGCCTGGACGTTACCACCACTGCCAGGCGTCTGTGCTACTACTGGAATATCAAGTGTGTTCACACCCACTCCAACAAAATAGCCACTAAGTGACTCGTTCCAGCCTGGCATATTTGCCTCGGCAACAACGGAAAATGTTTGACTTCCGTCGATCGTTCGCACCAAGGCTCCGATCGGAACAAGCGCGGTTGCCGCGGGGCTATATCTTGAGAAGGTAACCAACCCGCTCGCGGCAACCGAAGGCAGGCGGGAAAGTGAGAAATCTGCCATCCAGCTATCTAGGTCAGAGCCGCTGCTGGTTGCGGCTCGTGTCATTTGCAAGACCTGCAGTATCAACCACTGCATCCACAAAGCGACCGACGCACTAGCCTCCAACATTGCTCGCAGGGTCGACCCAACAGTGAGGTCGAGCATCTGTTCAGCGGAAGCCTGCACAGTCGCCGCCATTCCTTGAACCAGGGTAGTAAAATTCTGAAGCGAAAGTTGCATGATCTAGGTGCTCAATGAAAAGCCAAGGAGCTGCGATGCACCGGTCGCTGCATCGTAGTACGTGATATTAACGTATACGGTGCCAGCGACGCCTCCCGGATCAGTTACGACGCTTATTGTGGGCTCGGGAGACGCGGCTACCGACGCCTCCTTGAATATTTGTCCACGGATAACGGCACATATTTGCAATACATCGGCAGGTTCCCCGACAAAGTGTGCCAATCCAGCCCCATAATCGGGTTGCCAGATATAGTCGAGAGGATTTGTGAGAAGCCGACGAAGAACTCTTTGGTGGCTTGCAGTAGGGCCATTCACCATGGCTACGTCACCGGTCGGACCGACACTAAGATCCGTACCCCATTGATGCCCAATGTCGAACATAATCAGTCCGGTTGGCTCGTCGCCGAGGTGGACCCACCTTGAGGATCGCTGTGCGTGTGAGCGTCATAACGGGAACGCAATCGCGATAGTGGGCCATATGCATCATAGACGTCACCGCTCACATGCAAA